CAGACCAGCAATAGAGCGCAACTTTTTAAAGTTTAAAGAAGCTCGCAATAACTTTGCTATCCAATCCGAAGACAGACGCATAGTCTCAGGCGCTTTAATGCTTGCGGATACTCCTATCTATCGTAACGATCAGCATGGCGAATACTATGTAACGTTTACAAAAGAAACGATTGAGAAAATTGCACAGAAGTTTTTCAAAAAAGGCTATCAGTCAAATGTAAACTTAATGCACGATGAAGCTCAAGCAGTTGATGGCATTACTTTATACGAGTCATTTATTGTAGATTCTGCAAGAGGTATTTCTCCGATGAAAGGATTTGAGGATGCGCCAGAAGGTTCTTGGTTTGGAAGCTTTAAAGTAGAAAACGAAGATGTATGGCAAAAGATAAAGACTGGAGAGTTTAAAGGATTCTCAGTTGAAGGCATATTTAACTACAAAAAAGAAAAGCAATCTATTAGTGTAGAGGAGGCGATGTGGTCTAAGATTGTAGATATTCTTGAGCAAGTTAAACGATAAAGTATTCAGATTAATTTATTTATAAACACAAAGTAAAACACAATGACGGTAAAAGAAGGAATTGAGCAAATCAAAGTATTGCTTTCTGGTCAAACAGAAGTGCAAGCTGAAGAGGTAGCGCAAGAGCCAGCTACTGAGTTGACATTCGAAACCTACGATCTTATGGATGGTAGCAAAATGGATTTGTCATCTTTAGAGATTGGTGCAGATGCGATGCTAGTAGACGAGTCTGGTAATGCGGTTGCTGCGCCTAATGGCGAGTACGAATTAGTAGATGGTACTATGGTCTCAGTAGTTGAAGGTAAGGTCGAAGGGATCGAATCTCCAATAGCTGAAATGCCAGAGGTAGAAGATGAATTGAAAAAAGACAAAGAAATGGACATGTCAAATCAATTCGACGAAATGGATGCAACGATTAATTACTTGAAAGCAGAAAACGAAGTTTTAAAAGCTAAGTTGGACGAGATGGATGGTAAGTTTAATCAAGCATTTGAAAAAGTATTTGTTTTGGTAGAAGAGTTAGCAAAGATGCCTAGCGCAGACGCAATTCAAGCTCCTAAGCAATCATTTAAAGTAACAGAGTCAAAGGCGGACAAGGTTGATCGCTTCATGGCTAAATTTGTAAAATAAAAAATCACAATTTAAATTAAAAAAAAATGGCATTTGTAGTAAGCACACTAGCAAATTACACGGAAGAAAACGTAGCTCAATTAGTAGCTTCTTCTGTATTAGGCGCAAAAACGGCTTCTTTGATTAAAGCGCAAGGAAACGTAATGTTAGGAGTAAAATCAGCAGAGACAATTAATATCATGGACACAGACGCTATCTTCCAAGATGGTGGTTCATGTGGATTTACTGCTTCTGGTTCAACTTCTTTTACACAACGTACGGTTACGATTGGTAAGATTAAGGTTAACGAGGCACTTTGCCCGAAAGATTTAGAGTCTAAGTACTTGCAGAAAGCATTAACTGCTGGTTCTACTTACGATTCTACTGCTTACGCTGCTGAGTACTCACAACGTAAGGCTGACAAGATTGCTGCTCAATTAGAGACTGCTATCTGGCAAGGAGACACTACTTCAGTTAACGTAAACTTGAACAAGTTTGACGGTTTAGCTAAGTTAGTAGCTGCTGCTTCGGCTTCAGTAATTCACGCAAATACTTCTGGATTCTACGGAACTCCTTTGGCAGCTTCTGCTGGCATTACTGCTGGTGTAGTAATTGCAGTTTTAGATGCGGTTTACAAGGCTATCCCAGCTGAGATTGTAGGAAAAGACGATGTAGCTATCATGGTAGGTCAAGACGTATTCCGCACTTACACTATCGCATTAAAGAACGCTAACTTGTTCGCTTATACTTTTGACGGTGCAGCAGATTCTGAGTTTGTTTTACCGGGTACTCAAATCAAGGTAGTAGCAACTCCGGGATTGAACGGAACTTCTAAGATTTACGCAACTCGTTTGTCTAACTTGTTCTTAGGTACTGATTTATTGAACGAAGAAGAGCGTTTCGAATTGTTCTACGCTAAAGAAGCAGATCAAGTTCGTTTTGTATCTGAGTTCAAAATGGGTGTAAACTTTGCATTCCCTGCTGAAGTAGTAGATTTCATCTTAGCTTAAATAGGTTCGGGGAGATTCCATTGGATTGGACTCCCCTAATTTTAACACTTTAAAGAAAAATAATATGGCTTGTGCATTGACTCAAGGATATACATTAGATTGTAGAGACTCTTTAGGTGGAATTACCGAAGTTTATTTCATTGAATCCAAAAACGTAACTTCTGTTACTCAAGCTTCTGGCGTTATTACGGCAGTAGTTAAGCAAGCTTCAAAAGTTTTCCGCAAGTATGAATTGGTACCGGGTACTTCTTCTCTTACAGAAAACATCACGGCTTCGGTTCAAAATGGAACGGTATTCTACGCTCAAGAATTATCCATTATATTAAACAAATTGCAAGCTAATACTCGTAACGAAATTTTATTACTAGCACAAAATACTTTGCAAGCGGTAGTAGGAGATAATAACGGCAAGTATTGGCTACTTGGTAAGGTTCATGGTATCAATTTGACTGGCGGAAACGGCGCAACTGGTACTGCTCAGGGAGATCGTTCTGGTTACACTTTAACTTTCAGCGGTTCTGAAGGCGAGTTAGCTCCAGAGGTTTCAGCTGGTATTATCGCAGGTTTAACGGTAGCTTCGTAAGATAGTTCGTTTGGTTGGCGAGAGAATTGGGTAGGCAGAAGTCCTACCCTTTTTTCGTTTAAGGATAAAAATAAAAGTATTGCTATTTATTAGAGATGATTCACTTTACTAAAGGGCAGACTGAGAATATTGTTTTAACGCTAACGGAGAAGGCTACTTTGTCAGCTCCAAATTGGCTATTTATTTTCAAGTCAAGAACGGATAATACAACGGTAAGCTTTGTAATTCTTGGAAGCGCTGATTTATCAAGCTACAAAGAGCGTTTTAATAGCTTTAATATTGTCATAAATACGCATTTTACAAATAAGACTAGCGGAGAGTATAGCTATATTATTTACGAGCAGACAAGCACAAGTAATTTAAATCCTGCTAATGCTACTGGAATCGTAGAAGTAGGTCAGATGAACCTAAAAGATGCAACAGATTTCAGCTTTACTAGCTACAACAATACACCGAATACTTACAAAGTACGAGATATATGAGCAATGAATTATTAGTGCTTTCATTCGCGGAAGCCAAGCAACCAGAATACAAGGAGAAGAAAGGCGAAGGCGGAGGATATATTGAGTTTGGACATAAAAACGAATATCCCAATTATCTAGTAGATTTGTTTAACAAATCAGCGAAGCATAATGCGATTATCAAAGGCAAGGTTAACTACATTACTGGTAACGGTTTCAAAATAGTAGGGGACGCAGATCCCATTGGTGAACAATTCATCGCGAGCGCAAACCAATCAGAGTCGTTAACCGAAGTATTACGCAAAGTATCTACCGACATTGAAATCTTTGGAGGTGCATACTTGCAAATCATTTGGTCTCAAGTAGGCGAGAACCTAAATGAGATTTACCATATTGACTACACTAAAGTAAGAGCCAACGAGGATAATACTCAGTACTGGTATTCGGACAATTGGAAAGAAAGAAATTATAAGAAAGAAGTTTACAACGCATTTAATTCTCAAGTTCGCACAGGTACTCAGATTCTTTACCTAAAGGAGTATCGTCCTAATCTTAATGCTTACGCTTTGCCGGGTTATTTCGGTGCTTTAAACTACATTGAGTCAGACATTGAAATTTCTAAACATGTTTTAGGAAATGCTCAAACTGGATTCAGCGCAAGCAAGTTAATTACTTTACCAAACGGAGAGCCAACAGATGACGAGAAGCGCACAATTGAGCGCAAGTTTACTGAGCGCTTTACCGGATCAGATGGTAAGAAGTTTATCCTTTCATTTACAAACGATGCTTCACGCAAACCGATAGTAGATGACTTAGGAGCTTCAGACATTACAAAGGAAGACTTCCAAAACGTAGATAAATTAATTCAGCAAAATCTTTACGCTGGCCATCAAATTACTGCTCCAGATTTATTTGGTATTTCTACTCCGGGTCAACTTGGTTCTCGCCAGCAGATGCGTGATTCTTACGAGATATTTAAAAACACTTATGTCAACGATAAGCAAATATATCTTGAGCAAGTATTCAATTTACTTGCCAAATTACATGGTGCTTCAAGCGAAATGCAAATAGTATCAGTAGAGCCAATAGGTATCGACTTTACAGAGGCAGTTATTAAAGAGATTGCTCCGAAAGCTTGGATACTTGAGAAGCTTGGGATTGATTTATCTAAGTACGAAACAGAAACTATCAACGATGCTATTCCTACTGCGACAGAGCAAATGAAAGCTTCGTTTTCGGATGATGATGTAATTAGCATGTTTGCTGAGTTTGGCGAGAGCAAAGAAGACTACGCTATATTTAAATCAAGAGAGGTATTTGGCGCAAGTGCTACTTTAGCAGAGGAGGAGATGAATTTAGAGTTTGCAGAGCAAGCGCTAACGGTATTAGAAGCAAACGTTTTAGACTTAATTCAAAAGGATAAGCGCGTTACGGCAGAGGTTATTTCTGGAACATTAAAGACAGATGTAAATATTATCAAGCGAGTTCTAGAAGGTTTATCTACTAGAGGCATAGTAAGGATTAAAGAAGTAGGCGGAACGCTAGAGAGAAGTTTACCAAGACCATTAAGCGAGTTGAATGCTCCAAAGGCTCAGACTACTACTTTTATGGTTCGTTATTCTTACGAGTGGAGAACAGACATTCCTACGGGACAACGCAATAGCGCTCAAAGACCTAGCAGACCATTTTGCGCACGTTTAATGCAATTAGATAGATTGTATTCAAGAGCAGAAATTGAGACGATTAGCGCAAGACTTGGGTATTCGGTATTTGACAGACGCGGTGGGTGGTGGACTAGACCAAACGGAGAGCATTCTCCAAGTTGCCGGCACAGATGGTTAGCTCAAACGGTTATTAAAAAAGGATAAGATGAAGAACACATTATACATTTCCGTAAGTACAATCAAAGAGAGAAGCGGTCTTCATGCGAATGTTGATGATAAGCTAGTCTTGCCAGAGATAAAAACTGCGCAAGACATGTACATTCATCCTTTACTTGGCACCGGATTATACGAGCGCTTGCAAGACGGTATCGTAGCAAACAATCTAACGGCTGACGAAGTTGCACTATTGGACAACTATATCACAGATACGCTAGTTTACTACGTTCTATCGGAGCTTCCAACTGGACTAAGCTATCAATTTTATAATAAAGGCTTGGTTCGCAAGACTTCGGATAATACGGATCAGCCACAGATGCAAGATTTGCTAGACATTTCAGCTAGGTATCGCAAGAGAGCTGAGTTCTACGCTGAGAGAACGGTAAAATTCTTAAAGCAAAATGCAGCGCAAGGAAAGTATAATTTATATTTAAATCCGGGTTCTGGATTAGATGCAATTCATCCAGATAATTCTGCTTACTCTACGACTATTTATTTAGGCGATTGCGAAGGTTGCGGAAGTGGTTTATCATTCGAAGAAAAGTATCAAGGTCAAACTGGTTTCTGTTGCTAATATGCCGAAAGATTATAGTAAAAAGAACATTGAAAAACTAAAGATTTATTTAACGCAAAATGGCGCCAAAATCACTAACATTAAACCAGACGGTCAAGTTACTCAAGGACATAGCGCAAAGCCACGACCAAATTAATACGGTCTACTTTGGCGATGTATGGGAGTTCTTAGCGCAAGCTGATAATGTTTATCCTGCAATGTTCTTCTCGCTTACTGGTAGCGCTATAAACCTTAAATCTTTGGACATGAGCTTTAGCTTATTTTTCTTAGATAGACAACTTCAAGACGAGTCAAATGAAACCGAAGTATTATCCGATCAGTTACTTATTGCGCAGGATATTGTTTCGATGCTACGCTTCCCTAGATTTGATTGGGAGATTGGCGATAATATTACTTTAGAATACTTTACAGAAAACGAGAAAGATTATTTAGCAGGAGTTAAAGCAGATGTAACAATCAGTTTTCCTATGCTATCAAACAGATGTCAAATCCCTACTGATTTTAATTATCCAAGTTAATAATGGCAAATAAAAAGATAAACCAATTAGTAGCTAAGACTACCATTTTAAGCACGGACTTATTTCCGTTAGGAGATGGCACTACTGGGCAGTTGTTTAAAAAGACTATTGCTGAATTGCAAGCTGCAATCGGTGGCGCGGTAATTTCGGTAAACGGCTTAGTTGGTACGGTAGTTCTTGACACGGATGACATTCAAGAGCTTGCAACTCCGACAAATAAATACTTTACAGATGCTAGAGCTAGGGCAGCGATAAGCTTAACGGTTACGGGCAATAGTGGCGCTAGTACTTACTCTAATTCTACGGGAGTTTTAAACGTGCCTACTTATACATTAGCTGGACTTGGTGGCATAACTGCTACGTTTTTATCGGGTGCTAGTGGTATTGCTTACAATAGTTCTACGGGTGTAATTACTTATACTGGAACGGTCTTTACAGATGCAAGTATTAGAGCATTAGTAAGCGCAGGCGCTGGACTTTCTTACAACTCTTCTACTGGAGTATTTAGCTACTCAGGAACGGTTTACACGGATGCAAGCATTCGCGCTTTAATTAGCGGTACTGCTCCTATAATTTACAACAATTCTACTGGAGCAATTAGTATTTCACAAGCTACTACTAGCACAAATGGATTTTTATCTAGCACGGATTGGAATACGTTTAATAATAAGCAATCAACTTTAACGATTGGTAACTTAACAGAAGCGACAAGCTCAGTACTTACTATTACTGGAGGAACTGGAGCTGTAATAGGTAGCGGAACTAGCATTCAAGTAAAGCAAGCTAGCTCAACTGTTAGCGGATTCTTATCTTCAACAGATTGGTCTACCTTTAATAGCAAGCAAGGAACTATTACGCTTACTACTACTGGAACTTCTGGAGCTGCAACTTTTAGCGGAGGAACTTTAAATATTCCACAATATCAAGCAGTTCTGACTAATCCAGTTACTGGAACTGGCACTACAAACTATCATGCTAAATGGACTTCTTCTAGTGCTATTGGTAACTCATTAATATATGACGATGGTACTTTTATAGGGATTTCTACTGCTTCCCCAACTAATAAAGTGCATATTGTTAGCTCATCAACAAGTGTTGCTGGATTATTAGTAACTGGAGGTTCAAGTATTCAAGGAGATGCAACATCAGGACAAATTCTACTAGGTAATACAACGGCAAATCAAGGTTCAATTTCTTATGGTAACTTAACTGGATATGTATATTTTGATAATACTTGGAATAACAATGATGGAGATATAAGATTTAGGACTAAAACATCAGGTACGGCGGTAAACGCTTTAACAATTAAAGGTAGCGGAAACGTAGGTATTGGAACGAGTTCGCCTTCAATTAATACAAATCAAATAAGTCTTACAATAAATGGTACAAACGTATCAAGGCTTGATATGCAAGTATCAGGAACAAGAAATGCTGGATTTGTTGTAGCTTCTGATGCGGCTTATTTAGAAACGACTGCCTCAATACCATTAGTATTTTATACTAATAGTAATGAACGCATGCGGATTTCTTCGGATGGAAACATAGGAATGACAGTAACTCCTCAAAGTTGGTATACCGGTTATGTTGCTTTACAATTAGGAGATACTACTGCGTTATATGGTAATAAAACAAGTGCAGATGCTCGAATTGCTATATTGTCAAATAACGCATATTTAAATACTAGCGTTAACTGGATATATTTAGTTAATGCTAGAGCAAGTAGATATCAACAAAATGACGGAGATCATGTGTTTTCGTATGCTGCTT